AGGTGCAATCACTAGACTAGGTGCGGCATCACGCATAGAACCAAAACCTTTTACAACTCCAATGACTGTTTCAGGTCAAACTCAAGTCAGACAACAAGCACAGATCACTAAACTGACTCAGCAACAAGCAGTCGCACAAAGCAAGATCACCAAGGATAAGAGAATTCAGCAAGCCATCGACAAAGCTAATCTGGCTCTTAGCAAGGGTGAAGAAGTTTTTGACTTAGACAAGATTCAGATTGCAGCAGCTCTTACATCTCAGGCAGAGGCTTTAGGCAAAGCCACCACATCATCGCAGGTCTTGCAGATTGCTAACGATACGGCTCGCCTGAATGTTAAGCGTTCCATCCTCGCTTTAGAAGATGCTATCGCTGCTAAAGACGAAGCAGCTATTATCTCTGCTACTAACAAACTCAATGCTGATCTTAAAGTGTTGGGAACATTAGGTGCACAGAATCTTAAACTTCTAGACATCAAGTCCTTGCTAGACAGCTTAAAGCCTAAAGATCTTATCAATCTTGCTAATCTAGAAGCCGCTTTGGCTTTATTGGCTAAAATTAATCTCGCTTCTACTGGCTCAAAGACCACGCCTTCACCAAGTACAGGCGGGGGCGGTGCTGGCGGTGCTGCTGCTGTACCTACTAACCCTGCTTTGCAGTCTTTAATTGACCTTCGCAAACAGACACAGGTTGGAACGGCACTTAACTTTAAGCTTAAAGAACAAATTGATGAAATGATGTTTAACGCATCAACCCCTGTCAGTAACCTAGTCGATGAACAAGCCAAGATCGCTAGAATGCGTGAATTAGCAACTACAGGCATTAGTGCAGGATCGTCCTTTGATGCGGCTCGATTCCGCATGAAAGAAAATGCAGACATGAACATCACCATTAACACGGGCATCGGTGACCCTAATGCTATTGCTGAAGCTATTGACAATGTACTTCGTGAAGCACGAGACAGAGGAACGCTAACAATCGCATGACATGGCTACCAGAGTGGCGCGTAACAGTAGGTGATGATGTCTATACGACTGTCACCTCTGTGTCGTTTGCATCTGGTCGCTTAGACATTGATAGGCAATGCACAGCAGGTTACTGCCGAGTAGAGATCATCAATGCTACCAATGCACCTTTCACCATTAATGTCACAGAGCCAGTTACTCTAGAGCTTAAAAACAGCACAGGGACTTATGTAACAGTATTCGGTGGAGAAGTCTCAGACTTTAACATCGGTGTGCGTAGCCCTGAAGAAACTGGCTACATTACTACTGGCACGATTCTAGGCATTGGCTCACTTGCTCGTCTGACTAAGGCTGTCTATAACACAGCACTTGCCGAAGGATTAGATGGTGCACAGATTAGCGCGATCCTCGGTGCAGCTCTTAACCTGTCATGGGCTGAGATAACTCCGACTGTGACATGGGATACATATCCAGCAGATGTTACATGGGACAATGCTGAGTCTTACATCGGCACAATCGACACAGGCTTTTACACCATGATTGCCCTTGCTGCTAATGCCACGGCTAAAAGCCAAACCCTTGCAGATCAAATTGCCACTAGCGCGCTTGGAACGATCTACGAGGAAAAAGACGGAGATGTTTCCTATGACGATGCAGACCACAGATCTAACTATCTCGCAGCAAACGGCTTTACTAACCTCGATGGCGCATATGCAACACCAACCTCTATCACCTCAACAACTCAGACTGCTCGCATCCGTAACAGCCTTATCTACAAATACGCCACAGGATATGGAAGCACCTACAGTACCTCTGACACAGACTCTATAGCCACCTACGGGCTTTTTGAGCGTTCGGTGGACTCAAACATCAAGAACCTTGCAGACATCACCGATATCGCCTCTAGAGAGCTTAAATTGCGTGCTACGCCTCGGGCATCATTAGGTGCTATTCGCTTTCGTCTAGATAATCCAGACATGCCGAGTGCGATGCTTGACAACCTCATCGGGGTCTTTTTTGGTCAGCCTGTGCAGATCAACAATCTGCCTAGCAATTTATTAGGTGGAATCTTTGACGGCTTTGTGGAAAATGTGGCACTTAACGCCACCCCTACTTATGTGGACATAACCCTTTATGTCTCAGCAACAGACTTCTCACTCAGTACGACTCAATGGGAAACAGTTATTCCAGCCTCTCTAATCTGGACGGGCGTAAATGGTACACTTACATGGACAAATGCGACAGGAGCACTAACCTAAATGGCACTATCACCGAACTATGGATGGGCTGAGCCAGATAACTCAAGCCTTGTTAAAAATGGCGCACAGGACATCCGCGCATTGGGCGATGCTATTGACACATCACTCTGGAATGTGGGCTTCGGTCAAGCAGGTAAGAATAAGATCATCAATGGTGACATGAACATCTGGCAGCGTGGAATATCATTTGCTAGTGCAGCTAATGGCTCTTATTCAGCAGACCGATTCAAGTACGCTTTTGATGGTAGTGGTACGGCAACAATTAGCCAGCAAGCTTTTACGGCTGGAGCGGCACCTGTTGCAGGATACGAAAGCCAATACTTTTTGCGCCATCTGGTAACTTCTGCTGGTAGTACGACCTTTACTCAGATATTTCAACCGATTGAGGATGTTCGTACTTTCGCAGGTCAGACTGTAACATTCTCATTTTGGGCAAAAGCAGATTCTGCGCGTTCATCATTCATTTATGCAGAACAAAACTTTGGTTCAGGTGGATCGGCTACTGTTCAGTATCTTTCAATGGGTAGCGCATCACTAACTACATCATGGCAGCGTTTTAGTTTTACCGTTGCCCTGTCTAGCATCTCAGGTAAAACCATTGGAACAAACTCACAACTAAACTTTTACATTCGATGCGGTACAGCTCTGAATGCTTCAACAGACATCTGGGGTGTGCAGTTAGAATACGGATCAAAGGCAACTCCATTTGAGACTGCGACAGGAACATTTGGTGGAGAATTAGCGTTGTGCCAGCGTTATTATTACAGAGTGCCAGGAGAGTTTGAGACAACCGTTGCACCTTCTGGTTCATCTATCTGTGTGTTAATTCCTCTGCCAGTAACAATGAGAATAGTGCCATCTGCATCGACGAATGTCTCAAATGCAAGTTATTCAACTAGCCCAAGCACAAACCAATGGGGGTTAGTCCAAGCACAAATTTCTTGGTCTACAAAATCTGGAACAGTTACTGTTACTCTTGTCAGTACACAGACAACTGGAACATTACAATTAGGCGCGGCAACTTTTTCACCGGTTCCTAATTCAATTAAGATTGTCCCTGATCGAATCCTAGAATTTAGTGCGGAGTTATAATATGTATGAAATAATTGACATCAACGGAACGACTTACATTAAAAAAACTGTGGGCGAAATGGTTACTATTATTCCAATCAATGAAGGCAACATTGATTATCAAGCTTATCTGAAATCTTCAAATGAAGCCGAAACTAAGTAAGGCTGCGATACAGCTACGCGAACAGTTTGATGACACCTTCCCAGATAGAGATCGGCTATCGGATGGGTGGATCGGTGATACCCGACACTCTGCTCGGAAGTCTGATCATAATCCAGATGAGCAGGGCTGGGTTCGTGCCATTGACATTGACCGCGACTTACACAAAGGCGGAAAGCCAGACATCATGGGCGACCTTGTCGATCAGGTTCGTCTTGCTTGCAAGTCTAAGTCAGAGAAGCGAATCAGTTACATCATCTTTGATGGGCGTATCTGCTCATCCATCCTTAACTGGAAATGGCGTAAATACACAGGGGCTAACAAACACACGAAACACGCGCACTTCAGCTTTAAGAAAGAAGCTGACCTATTGGGCGAATTTTATCAAGTACCTATGTTAGGCGGAAACTAATGGACAATTTCATTCTCATCATTGCTGGCATTGCCGGTGTTGCTGCTATCCCTGCACTACGCCAAGCCATCAAGTCATACCGCGCCCGTAAGTCAGCAGCCGACATTATTGTCGATGCGCTAGAGGCAGCCATTGACGAGGTAGATAAAAAGTGAGCCAGACGGATTTCTTTCAGCTCTACATCGCCACGCTAGTCACACTTGGTGGCTTGTCTGGCTTTGTCATTACTCACCTGCTTGCAGAGATTAAGCGACTCCATGCGCGTGTCGATGAGATCTATAACATCCTCTTAGAGCGATAATTTCATCATGGCAAGAAAAGCAACTAAAACGCTAGAGGATCAAGGTTACTCTAAACTCGATGCTTACTGCATTGGGTTACATGAGTACTACCAATCATTGCGTAAGGCTGGCTTCAACGAGGATCGCGCTCTTTACATGTTATCTGTCGTAGATTCTTATCCTGGGTGGATCTTGCCAGATCCTATCGAGCCAGAGCGGTTCGGTGATTACGAGGATGAGGATGACGATTAAGCGAATTGTCGTAGTGAGTGACCTTCAAGTTCCTTATCATGACAGGGTTGCAACCCGTAACCTTGCTAGTTTCATCAAAAAGTTTAAGCCTGATCAAATTGTCACTATTGGCGATGAGATTGACCTACCCCAGATAAGCAAGTGGGAAGAAGGGCGCATGGGTTCTTATGCCCAGACCCTAGATGATGACCGTAATGAAGCTGTTGATCTATTGTGGGAGTTAGGCGTAACCGATTGCATCCGTAGCAATCACACAGATCGCCTGTATAACATCATCATGGCTAAAGTGCCAGCGTTCGGAGCATTGCCAGAACTGCGCTTTGAAAAGTTTATGAAATTCGATGAGTTAGGCATAACCTTTCATAAGAATCCAATGCCTATTGCACCTAACTGGATTGCAGTCCACGGAGATCACACACCAATCAAGCCACAGGGGGGCTTATCAGCCCTAGAGGCGGCTCGTAGGCACGGAAAGAATGTCATCTCAGGTCATACCCACAGAGCAGGCAGATCAGCCTTCT